AAATGGCCACCGCCACGAACAGACCCAGCTCAGGCGACCAGGCGATGCTTTGCCAGTTGTTGTCGACCGGGGTGGTGCGGATCGTCCAGTTGATCCCGTCGGGCGAGGTCATTGCCCGGTTGCCGACGCCGCCCTGTGCCACGGCCGCGAACAACCCCAGCGCAGGCGACCAGGCGATGCCGCGCCAGTTGTTGTCGACCGGGGTGGTGCGGATCGTCCAGTTGATCCCGTCGGGCGAGGTCATTGCCCGGTTGCCGACGCCGCTCTCTGCCACAGCCGCGAACAAGCCCAACGCCGGAGACCAGGCGATGGCGAACCAGTTGTTGTCGGCCGGGCTGGCGCGGAGCGTCCAGTCCAATTTGGCGAAGGCGCCATCGTCATCCCAGTCGACCTGGAATTCCCAGCGCAGAGCTGGAGTCGTCACCCCAGGGGTCATCGGCTCACACCGAAGGCCTTGCGCACCGCCGCCTCGATGTACGGCGCCAGGCGCGTCTCGGCCTCGTAGCGGTCGGCCAGGGAAACGAGCGGCGAATACTGCAGGCTGACCTGGACGAAGCCCCCACCACCGAACCCGCGGGTGGGCATGCCAGCGCCGACGCCGACCGCCGCCAGGGAGGGAAGCCCTGGCATGGCCAGCCCAACATTCAAAGCGGGAAGTCGGCCCTCGACGGCCCGCAGCGCGTCGCCGATACCACGCAGCCCGAGTTCGAACGGGGTCGGGCTGCCCGGCGTCAGCCAGCCCGGCAGCTTGACCTTGCGGATGGCAGCGGCGAGGCTGTTGAGCTTGTCGACGACACGCTGGATCAGATCGCGGATCGAATTGAACGGGCCCAAGAGGGGAACCAGCACTTTGTCCTTCCACCACTGGATCACCGGCCCAAGGACCGTCTTTACGAAAGTGGCGACGCGCTGGAAGATCGGCAGGATCTTCTCCTGCAGAAAGCTCCAAACTCTCTGGAGCGCCGGCCAGAGGACGTTCTGCCAAAGGCCGGCCAGGATGCGCAAGGCGAGGCCCAACACGGCGCCTACCACGTTCGCCACGGCCCGGATCACCGGCATGATCACGTTGCGGAAGATCTCGGCCATCTGATTCAGGAAGGGCTTGATCTTTCCCTCCCAGACGGCGATGAGCGTGTCGCGGATCCCGCCCCAGTTGTTCTTCCAAGCCGCGGCGAAGAGGGCGATCAGGCCGACGATGGCCAGGATGGCCAGCCCCACCGGCCCCGTCAACACGGCGGCCACCGCCCCGAGGACGGGCAGGAGCGTCCCGATCGCACTCACGATCGAGCCAATGATGATCAGCACGGGCCCCGCCGCCGCGGCGATCCCAAGGATGGAGAGGATAGTCTTGCGCTGCTCGGGATCCAGCGACGTGAACTTCTCGATCAGGCCTTGAAGGCCCACAACCAGCTCCTTGGCGACCGGAAGCAAGTCCGTTCCGATGGCACCTGCCGCGTCTACCACCTGCGCCTTGAGGGTGCGCTGTGAATTGGCCAAACCGTCGCTCGTGCGGATGAAGTCGCCCTGTGCATTCTTCGTCTGCTCCATGATGAGAGCGTAGGCCGCCTGGGCCTTCTGCGCCGGCGTGAGCACCTCCTGAGCGCCCTGGGTAGCCTCGTTGAGCCGCTCCTGGATCTCGGCCAGCTTCTGGGCCGAATCGCGGGCCTGAATGCTTCCCTCGCCCCACTTGGCGATGGCTTCCGTGTCGGCGAGCTGCGCCTTTTCCAGGTCGAGGGTGAGCCCTTGCACTGCGGTCATGTCGACGCTCAGGTCGACCAAGCCCATCTCCATCGCCTGGGCAGCGATGGTCGCCGCGTTGAGGTTCACTCCCAGCCGGCGCAAAGGCTCGACCTCGCCCACCAGTCCGGCCCGCAGGGCCGTCGTTGCCTCGGTCGGGTCGATGTTGTTGAACGAGGCCAGGTCCGAGGCCAGCGTCACTAGACCGGTGGACATATCGGCCGCAATGGGCCGCCCCATATCCATCGACGTGAACAGGTTGCCGAAGGTGCCAGCGGCATCGAGCGCCTGCTGGCGCGATTGTCCGAGTGACGTCGCCGCCGTCTCAGCCCAGGCCTGGACCACGCCGGCGCTCTCGCCAAAGACGACGTTGACCTTGTTGACCGTCTCCTCGAGGGTGCTGGCAGCGGCCACTACCGCGATGCCGGCGCCGACGATCGGCAGGGTCAACCCCATCGTCATGCCGCGCCCGACCGAGGTCATCCCGGCGCCGATCGTCTGCATCCGGCGCCCGACATCCTGAAGCCTCTCGACGCTCGACCGGAGGTCCGTGTCGAAACGCGAGGCGTCCAGCAATAGGCTGACGATCAGGCTGGAGAGCGTCGCCATCAGTCCTTCTTGTCCCCTCTGGGACGTGTACCAGGTACTCCAGGATGCGGCCCCGCCGGGCCGACAGAGTCCGAAGCGCGATCCCGCCTACCTATGCGCCGCAGATCGAGGCCGCCCAGGGCGGCGTTGAACTGCTCAACTATGCGCAGCATCGACACCACACCCTTCGGCCTCTTGGCTCCGTCGAAACGCGGCATGAAATCCAGCGGCCGGAACGCCTTGCGCCGGTGCTTGGGATCCCGGTGGGCGTTGGCCACGGTCGAGGCCACGATGGCCGAGCGCAGGTCGGCCCGCTCCTCGCCGAAGGGTTCCAGCTCGTAGTACGCCATCCACTCGGCGAATTCCCGGCTCGAGATACGCCGCTGGAGCTCGGCGACGGGGATCCCTAGGGCAAGGGAGAGCCGGAACCAGAACCGGCGCTCCGGCCGCCCTCGGAGTTTTTTTCCAGGCCCTCGACGTCCTCGCGACTGATTCCCGACAGGCGCGAGGCCACGCCGAAGACTCGCTGGAGCGCGGCCGCCGACTTCCCGGCCAGCAGCGAGACCTCACTCTCGGTGAAGAGCCGGCTGCCCGCCTCGTCGACCAGCGTCGCGGTGATCAGCTTGGCCGTCAGGTTGTCCAGGACGACCTTTCCGCTGCCGTCGATCACGCTGGTCAGGAAGGCATCCCGCTCGGCGCCGGTCATGCCGCGCACGTAGACGTGGCCGCCCCACTCCGGCACGTCGACACGCTCCTGCGTCAGATCCTGAGCGCCGACGATCTCGTCGTGCGTGAGTCCTTTCGACATCGGCAATGCCTCCTAGGCAAGGGTTGGCTGACCGCTCACTTGCAGAGTGACGGCTGCGTTCAGGCTGCCCTCAACGGGCTCCCCCGGCTCGAACTTCGTCACCAGGGCGGCGAAGCTCCAAGTCGTGGCGCCGGCGTTGGGGAAGACCAGCTTGAAGTTTCGCTTCACCCTGTTCTTCATGTCGGCGATCAGGCCCGTCGACGGATTGTGCGTCGCCTCGGTGGGGACAAAGTTCAAGTCGAAGGTCACCTCGCCCGCCGAGAGCAGCGTCCCGACAAATTCTCGCCAGCCACCGGGCGAACCGTGGCTGGTCACCTCTTCCGCCGCCAGCTCCAGCGACGGGCCGCCGATATCCTTGACCTCGGCAATCGTGGTGAAGTTCTCGGGCCCGCCACCGTCGCCGATCTTCAGCAGCGTCCCAAACGAAGCAATCGCGTTACTCATAGACACATGCCTCCTTCCGGATCTCCGGAACTATTTCCCCGCCTGGTGCTTTTAGGCGGGCAGCTCGACCACGCCGAACTTCACGTCGGCGGTCGAGGCCTCCAGGTACACGTAACCGTCCGGGTTCTGCCATCCGAGCGGCAGGAATGGCCCAAAGACGGCATAACTGAGGGCGGGGATACTGTGGGCCGTGACGTCTCCCTTGCGGCCGAAGGGGTCGTTGGCGCTGTTGATGGTGACCGTCTGCGCCACCGTCGCGTGCGTGTTGTGGGCCACGACCAGGTCGCTGCCCTTGGCCAGGAACTGGTTCTTGTTGGCGACGTCGGCGGCCGCCATCGTCAGCGCCACGCCCACGGTGGGACTGGGATAGCGTCCCGGGGCGACCGTCTTGGTCAGCGTCGTTTTCGGCATCGCTTATTCCTCCTGCTCGCCCTCGGAGGGCTGAGCTTGGGCAGGCTCGCGCTGCGTACCCTGTAGAGGGT